TTGCTCTCTAGAACCTTCTCTAATTCATTCTCCATCTTGCCTAGTATTGTGACGTACAAATTCTTTGATATACCGAACTAATAACTTAATATAATCCCCTTTGTTTCTTTTGTCAAATATTTTGACTTCACCACCAGGAGTTACCATAATAGTGATAAGTTTTACTGGGACAATATCAGTTAGTTCGTAGTATGCAGCAGCATAGAATGTCTCTTGAACGAAATAGTTTTCAATCCATTCTTCTGGTTTAATTTTTTCTGAAGTCTTGAAGTCAATCACTGCAAGTTCGCCTTCATATTCAGCGATACAATCTACTCTACCTGCCAGTCCAAGATACTCTGAGTAGAGTGTGCGTTCAATTGCGTGTATGTTATTTATCTTATCAAGATAAGGCTTTGCGTGATAGAACATAAACTTTGTCAGGGGTTGATAGTCATCCCAATTAAGTTCTTTGTTCTCAAGATAGTCTTGACAGACTTGGTGAAAATCTGTGCCTCTTGCTGTCGCTTTCTTTGTGATACGGTTTGCCTCTTCAAGACCAACACGCTCACGCCACTTCACAAATATTTGGCGATTATAGAATGATGTTACAGAGGTAATAGAAGGCACCCAGTCTCCATTTGGAAGATTGTAGAGACGGATGCCATTCTGTTCTTTCTTTTCTAGTTCAAGTTCACCTAGGTAATTACAATGAATAAAACTCATAGACCAATTTCCATTTTCGCAAGGATGTATTCTTTCACCAATCCAGAGCGAACAATGTCTTCAACTCCAAATTCAATAATATCAATTGAAGGCATAATGCGAAGAATTTTCATAAAATCAATAATTCCATTCTTCTCATTTGTTTTGATAAGATCAGATTGAGTAGCATCACCACAGAACATAATCTTACTATTTTCACCTACACGAGTAATTATACTATCAAGTTCATGATAATTCAAGTTTTGGAATTCATCAACAATGATGATTGCATTATCAAGAGTAGTGCCACGAATAAAAGAAGTACTCCAGAAACTAATTGTTCCCTGAGTTTTAAGATTACCATAAAGCATTTCAAAGTCAGCCTCGGTTGGCAACTCAAACATATACTTCACCATATTCTTGTAAGGAATTTGATAAAGTGAAGACTTATCTTCGTGATCTCCGGGAAGGAAACCAATCTCACGAGTAGCAACAAGAGATCTTACAATGTAAATCTTTTCATAGGTAGATCTTTCATCTAACACGTCACGGAGAGCATTATAAAGAGTGATAAATGTTTTACCTGTTCCTGCACAACCATAGGCAACGATATTTTGATCGTTTTTATAACAATTAAAAAGTTCTTTTTGATTATCAGTAAGAGGTTCAATCGTTCTCATTAATTCAGAACTGATTGGCTTTTTACGTTTCATCTGTCTGTTGCTCATACCAAATGGCACTGGTGACTTCGGGGTATTTTTCTTAGCAGGCATAGAGGTAATCAAATTGGTTTTACTTTGGATCCAGGAGCTTTTGATGCTTTGTGAAGAACATCATTCCATCCAGGATGAGACTTCTTAAGTCTGTCATAGATCTCACCAACTTCTCCTGATGATGGGCAGGTTGATGGATCTGACCAATCTCTATCCCAATCAGGATTGTCTTTTTTCCACTGGTCCCAATCATGAACGCTCATCGTCACTTCTTTCTGTTCACCAGTTTCTTTATTAATAACAGGATACGTCGCCATAAGTTACATAAATTTGTAAGAATATTTATTCAATAGTAATTGACGGTGCATCTACACACTCAGAGCAACCATCTCTTTTCCAACCAAGTGCTTCAGACACAGCAGGAAACTGGCAGGTAAAAATACAGCGAATCAGTTCTGCAATTTCCATATGTTCTTTCTGAGTTCCGTGTGCAGAACGCAGATCAATGTAGTGTATCCAAGAACGCACAGAGCCAGTCATATAGAGGCGTGTAGGCGTCGCTAGAGGCAGTACAAACCTTGCACACTCCTTTGCCACTCCCTTGTCTAGAAGGCGGTTGTAGATGCGTAGAGACTGCTCAAAATGCATCCTAATATCTTCACACAAAGTCAGTTTCAGATAATCAGGAATGTCATCAATAGAGTTCTGGCGATTCTTTGTATCCTGACGACGAAGTTCTGGGAGAGGAATAGATTTACCTAGAAGACTTGCGTCAGCATACCGTTGCGAAAATTCTTGATATGTGAACGAACGATGGCGAAGGATTTGAGCAGCAATACCACGAGTAGTGTTAATCTCCACAGTCATACTTGCCTGTTCAAAGATGCTCCAGTGTTGATGCTGAATACAATACTTAAGAAGACCAGAGAACTTTTCGTTTTCCTGATTAGCAGGATTACTTACACGAGCACAATATGCCATGTGCTTCTCTGCATCGGGGGTAACACTAATGAGTTTTACTTCTGGTTTCATAAACTCAAACTCAGTCGGGATATCCATCATCGTCTCCATCATAAAATACTTCGTCGTAATCAGAAATGTAAGGTGCTACTTCTTCGTAGGATGCTTTATATGCGTCCACGTCTGAGTAAACTTCAGACTTTAAAGAGTCAACTAGTAACTCCAAATTATGGACGATCAGTTTAAGTTTTTCTTTGTCCATTTTTATAACACTGACGTAACAATTATAGTTAAAAAAAAGGGAGGTGTCAACCTCCCAGAGTTATTATTTTGCTGCCACTAGAGTGGCAAGAGATGCCTTTTGGCGTCTCTCTTCTTTTTGTTTTTGTTCTTTAATGATTTGTAGGAAGTTAAGTTTCTTCATTTTGCCCTCTCCATGGAAAGTTTGTTTCCATTCTCATCAACATAAAACATCGTTCCACGGTAGATTTCTACATGTGGTTCAATCTTAAATGTTTGATTAGGGCGTTCGGTGGTGTTGTATTCTACACCACGATATACAACTTTAGACATTAGGGTTCTCCTTAATTTTGAGGCTAAAGAGCGTTCCTTCAGTCGGCGTTTGCGTCGGTTACCCGATGAACGTTCCGTTCCGCGTCGGCTTACTTCCGTCCTATTTGGTTCAGCACCTAGTCACAACATCCTTTCGGAGTTCTAATAGCAATCGGTCTTCAATCTTTTGGTGAACAACATCGTCGTTTTTAACGATGTCCATTAGTTCCCACGCCGCATCGCAACTTATTGTGACTGGAAATACAGTCTTATTGGGTTGTGGTGAAGCAACAGAAAGAAGTGGAACCCATGCTAAAAGCAAAAGTGCTTTAGTCATAGGATGAACGGTAGGGGATTATTATACCCCTATTCATCCTATATAGCAAGTTTTGTGTGTATTTCCTGATACAATTTTCCTATCGCTCAATATAACTTAACGTATGATTGGTTGCGTAAAGTTGTTGAATGATAATATCACATCCGATCTTAGGATTACAATCTCCACAAGTATAAACATCTACCGCTGCTTTACCTTCTTCGGGCCAAGTATGAATACTAATATGACTTTCAGACAATAAACAAATCACAGTAACTCCTTGTGGTTCAAACTTTTTTGAAATTGTTTGAACTACTGTAGCACCACTTGCTGCTGCTGCATTTTCTAATAGGTCTATAAGACAACGTTCGTCATCCAAAAGGACAAATGAACATCCATATAGATTAAGTAGATAATGTTTCCCCATTCTCTTCTGCTTCTTTAATCAATTGACTCACATACGTTTCAGTTCCATCCATAGTCTTAACTTCAAAAATTGAAGACCTTTGGTATTTTTTAATTTTCTTATATTTCTTAAGAAGTTTTTTTACCTCGTCTTTGTAAATTGCAACTTCAATTTTTTCTTCACTAAAACCTTCACTCATTTTCTTTTCTTTTTCTCTGGTTGTTTGTATCCCCAAAGTTTTGGGTTGGTTCTACCGTATCCAAAATCAATTTTTTGAACTGCACCTGGACCATACTTATCATAGTACATATCAAAAATACGCACCCTAGTTCCCCTTACGAGATCAATATGATCCTTTCCATCAAGATTATACCAAATTAAATAGGCATCATTTGGAAAAGAAGAATCTTTTGCAGTTTCAACCGTTGTCTTTTCTAGAAGAATTTCGCATCCATAGTTGCTGGGCAGAACACTTCTGTCTTCTCTTCCATTATCTGCCATACGCTTCTCCGTACTTACTGCAACTGTCATGAACGACCACCCCATTGAATAT